ATCGTCTTAATCATTACCAAAGCTGCTATTGAATCCACCGCTATCTTCTTCGACAGGCGTGTATTCTAAGTCGTAGATCTTCTTACCATTACTTCTGCGCGGTTCGATGCCCCTTTCGTGTAAGACACGACTCGCTTCCTTAAAGTCTGGCATCCTTGGGGATTTGATCCCCAAATCGCGCAATAGTTTTGTCATTTGTACTGGCTTCGCGTACTCGCTATCAAACTTAACGTGCTCAAGGATAAGATCCTCAACACTCGACTGCGTGCGATAGGCCTCATTACTATCATGCAAGAGCTCTCTTTCGTCCGGGGATAGAAACCAGTTCTTTTGTCCTGGTATATACATAGTCTCCTTCACCTGTGCCCAGAGCTGTTGCATATTTACGCCATGATTGACGTTGATGTCTCTCACTGCGAGAACCCAGAATCTACGATTACCCGACGTGTCCGTCAAAAACTCTCGCGCGTTGACCGATGCGTAGAAAGCCGTACGTCGCTGATAGGTCGTGAAAGCTCGGTCATACGGCAACCTCAGCTCGTCTGTCCTCGATGTAACAAACGCTTTCAGCTGGTCTATGTCCGACTTCTTAAACGTCGACTCGATTTCGCCTAACTCCACAATCCAATGGCTAACCGCCCGCTTTACGCTGTCCTTATCACTTGGATTCAAGGTTGCACCTTCCAACAGCCAACCCTTATTGTAATCACACAGTCGTTTGAACCATAAGGTTTTACCGAGTCCTTGTGCGCCTTGTAAGACCAGAATCCCCTCCAGTTCCACACCATTCTTTTCGTAAGCTGCGGCCACACAAGATATAAGCCACTTCTTGAGTAGCATATCCTTGAGCTGCGCGGACTCCTCAGTGGTCAGCGATCCCAGAAAGTCTGGCAATCTATCATTTCCATCCCATGGTTCACTATCTATCCACTCCTTAACAGGATTGTATTCTCTAGCGAGAACCTTGAGATAGTCTCTGACCTTTGTGTGTGGAATCCCCATGTTGATACAACGATCTTCTATTTCTATAAGACTGGCTTCCTCAAACATGTCTGCGATGAACTCCATGTCAGGTATGTCTATCTCCAACTTCTTCTTAATGACGTTGTAACGCACATCCACATCATGCACTTTCAGTACACCGCCAATGTTGTCCTTAGTGTTCAGAAATCTACCGCTTGCATTGCGCTGAAAGTCGTATTCAACCGGGACATCGATAGTTTGGAGGATTACCTCGCCTTCCAACGCTTCTTCTGTAGCGTGGTCGTTGTAATCGCCCTTAGTCTCTGGCATTTGCACTTCGGCGTAACCGCCACTCTTTTGTATATAAGATGCAGCCTTCTTAGCCTCTATTTCACCCGTTCCACTATCATCATTGTCTGCGACAAATATGTGTTTGTGTTTGGGGAAGTATTGATACATGACTTCCGCTACCTTTATCAGATTGTAAGCGTCGAAAGCGACGACGACAGGCTGGGAGCGGTCAGCGTATATAGAAGCTGCGGTTGCATATCCCTCGGCATAGTTCAGACTGTCCGAGGCATTGAATATCTCTCTACCGAGAAGAAAAAAGCTACCGCTTTTTTTAGAACCAGTAAGAAAACGCTTTTCTCCTTCGTCGCTAATGTACTGTAGGCCAACGATAGTGCCTTGTCCGTCCTTGAGTGGTAGGACTAGGTTATCGTGCTTATCTTTTCGTAAGCCATAAGATAGGACTTGCTTTCTTTCTAAGTATGGGTGCTTTTCAACTTCTTCACATTGATCCCAGATAGACTGAGCTCTCTGAGCGGCCTGTGTGTACTTCTCTTGACTCTTAACCTCGGCTTGGCGTCTCAACTCTTCTATCTCAGCCTTTTGCTCCTTGGTCATGCGGTAGTTCTGACTGTTTTCTGGTTTCCAGGTCGCTGTGGGTTGGTCTGCACTGACTCGATAGTCACCAATGCGCCCAAAGGGGGAAGATTGATCTAACCATGCTTGATACCAACCCACGAGCTTCCTTTGATTACCGATGTTGATGTATGCTCGACCAACTGAGCCATCGGTTACCAAACCTTTTTTCGGATCCGGTTCATAACCATTACTGGCTAGGAAGTCTCGGAACTGCGAAATATAATCTTTTGTAAATGGGGCGTTTTTATTCTTGGTTGGTCCTGTAATTTTTAATGACATCAATCATTCCTATTTTTTTGTTGTTTGCTTTGTATTGCAAAAGTCTGTAGGATATTATCCAAATTTATTATAATTTGCAAACACATAAGCTAGGAGATTTATATGAGTTTAACAATAAGTGAAGGTGGAAACACCGATTTTCCAAAATTAGAAAAGGGTATTTACCAAGGAACCTGTTTCAGAATAGTAGACCTTGGGACCAGCGATCAGACGTACGGCAAAGAGGTTAGTAAGAAAACCAGACTGTGTATTACGTTTGAAGTGACCGAAGCCGTAGATCCAAACACGAACGAGACGTTGATGGAAGATGGCAGACCTTATGCTGTGTCTAAAACCTACACGGCTTCTTTACATGAAGCTGCTGCTCTAAGAAAACACTTGGAGTCTTGGAGAGGTAAGAGTTTCACAGATGAAGAGTTGGGTGGGTTCGACGTAACAGATCTGTTGGGTTGTACTGCAAGAATAGAAGTAGGCCACACAGAGGCGTCTGCTGAACATGCTGGTGGTAATCCTAAGATCCTCAATTTGCAAAGACCAGATGGTGGTGTGCAAAAGGTAGCAACGAAAAACGAACAACAAGCATTTGATCTAGCGATCTATTGCGACGAGTTCAAAGGTAATTCTTCACCTAAAACAAAAGCCATGTGCGATATATTTGATGCTCTGGCTCCTTGGCAACAAGAAGACATCGAGGGTAGCTATGAATTCTTAGCCGCCAACGATGGCAATACTAATTTGGGTAAAATGGCTGACGACTTATCTAAGCTAACCGAAGAGGCAGCGAAAGATAACAGTACGGAAGATTACGAAGAAAAGAAGGTAACGGACGAAGACATCCCCTTTTAAAGTTCTCGGTGGGCAACCTATCTCCTTATGTCTCACAACAACGGAATACACAGGTTGCCTACCACCCCCTTATGTATACAGATAAAGCACAACAGATAGCAGATCTTTTGGATCTCAAAGGTGAAGATTATTCAACACCAGATAATTTCTTTATACAGTTAGCCAATGCTTGGAGCGGGTTACTAGGCATTGAGCTAACACCCTCACAATGTTGTGCAATGATGATTGTCTTCAAGTCTTGCAGAATCATCAACAATCCCGGACACAAAGATACTGCCGACGATTTAGTTGGTTACTCACTCATAATGACAGAGCTCGTAAAGATTCTGGAGAGAGAATGAGTGGACAAATAGAATATGAAGTTTTTACGTTGCCAGCTGCATTAATGCTGCAACACAATTTATCCGATCAGGTAGTGGCGGATCTCAACGATTATCTGGACACATTGAGAAGTAACAATGAGCGCGCGTCTGCCGCCGACTCTTTAGTTGGCCAGATACACCAAGGCGAGCAACTTGTTATGGACTATGATGATGTTCAGTTAGCACCTTTTGTTAAGATTGTTGAGAGCCTGGCTATGGCTTATCTTAGACATTTCGTAGAGCAAACTAAATCTCCTCTTAGAGCTAAGAAAATATCTATGGATAAGCTATGGTCAGTGCATAGTTTTGAGGGAGACTACAATCCAATACACGACCACTTAACCACAGCTCCGATGGGCATTTCGTTTACGAGCTGGACTATGGTGCCAGATCAAATAATGAAGTCTGACAACGAGCGTGTAGATCTGTACGAAAGTTCTGGGGCAATCGATGGCTACATCAATTTCACTTATGGTTTGAACCAAGTTTCAGATCCAGAGCGACTCAGGCCGTCGCAGTCTCGGTATATAAAGCCACAACCAGGTAAACTTGTTTTGTTTCCTTCTTGGATGCAACACACAGTTTATCCTTTCTTTGGCGAAGGAGAGCGCAGAACTGTAGCGGGTAACTTAAATTGTTTTGATATAACAGAAGAAGAAATAAAGGAGATAGAAAAAAATGAAAGAGTTTAAAGTGGGTGTTTACGAGGATTTATCTTACGAACAATATGCTGAGATACCAGCACATAGATCCCACGATTTAACATCAATAATAAAGTGTCCGTTTAGTTGGAAACACAGAAAGCAACTTGAACAATCACCAGCTCTATTGGAAGGCAGAGTACAACACACTGTATTCCTAGAGCACCACAAGTTTGATGAAGAGTTTGTAATACAACCCAACGTCGATAGAAGAACCAAGGTAGGCAAGGCCGACTATGAAGACTTCTTGGCAACTGTAGGCAATCGCACACCAATCTCCCAGGATCTATACGATGTATGTATGAAACGTCGTGAGGTCGTAAAGGATTACATACCCAAAGAAACCGATAAGGTTGAGTTGACCTTGGTGTTTGAATGGCATGGTGCTCCTTTCAAAGCGAGAATGGACTGGTACGACAATGAGTATGTATGGGACTTAAAGACGTGTCGTGATGCGTCTCCTCGTGGTTTTAAAGGTGCTATCAATGCTTTCAACTATCACATGCAAGCAGCACTTTATGTTGATGCAGCTAGAGCAGTAGGATTGACTGCCAGAGGGTTTAACTTCTTGGCTCAAGAGAAACAGGATCCTTACCCTTATGTGGTCTACAGTCTTTCAGATGAAGCGTTAAAGTATGCTCAAGCACGAAATGAGCAAGCACTACAGATGATACAAGAGTGTTCTAAAAACAACGATTATAAGCCTTACAACTGCGAAGGCATACAAGAGGTAGGACTGAAAGATTTATATTAAAAAAAAGGTGGCTATTGCCACCTTCTTTTGATTTGTATTAGATTA